GTAATCTTGTCAACGCCGACGCTTTGATCGGTGCTTTTCTGCGGGGCGACGGGATCGACGCTGTCAAGGTTTCGACCTACCACAAGATGAAACAGAAGGCTTGGGATATCTTGGCAGCGCGTCCTGACTACGACACGGCAAAAACAATGTTGAAGGGGCAAAAGATCACGTCGTTTTTTTGCGATATCATGGGTGAATTCAACGTCACGATTGACGGCCACGCTCGTAACATTGCCTACGCTGAAAAGGTAGGCTTGACCGATGACAGAACGAACATCGGTAAGCTTGAATACCGCGCTCTCCAAGCCGCTTACGAAGAGGCAGCGCGGCAGCTTGGCCTGATGCCATACCAGCTACAGGCTATTACTTGGCGCGTCTGGCGGGATCGTTGGGGCATCAAATAATGTCAGCCCCATGCTTCAAAATATTGTCAGCGCAATGCTTCACAGTTTGGGGATCAATCAAAGGTTTCTTGTTCGTCCGTTCGGGGGCGGGGCAAGACTGGCGGATTGATCGGGCGGGCGGCGAGTCGATGGGGCCAGCCCGCCACGACCATGCGACAACGTTTCACGTTTCAAGACTTCAACTGGTGCAAACTTTGTGCCATGATTCATGAACTGGCACCAACGCCAGTTACACAACAGCAACGAAAGGGGCATGTTATGCCACTCGATTTGATACCTATTGAAGACCAAGCCGCCAGCAATTCAGTTGCACGGGGCGACAATATATTCGTCACACACAAGCGCATTGATGACGTTAGCTTGTACGAAAAATATGGGCAGATTAGACGGGTTCCCATTGAGGCCGTCTGCACTGTTCCCGACCTGATGCCAAGTGGCGAGATTGTCTACGACGCGATGGAGCCACGCCCGATGGAAGGCTTCCACGCTTTGCAGAACAAGGCAACGGGCGGGCTTCTCAACGTCCGGCCTGTCGGTAAGACCTACGCTTTGATTCCGCACGATACGCTATTCAAGGCACAAGCCGATCTGTTGGCGGCATCTGACTTGCCACTGGACAATGTCGAAGTCGTAGATCGTATCTATGAAGAGGGGGCGCGGGTTCACCGGACTATCTACTTCCACGATCTACAGGCCCGATCTAAGACGTTGGCCGGTGATGATGATGTAGTGCGCTGCCGGATGGACATGTTCAACAGCGTTGATATGTCTTGGGCCTTGCAGATATTCAGCGGGGCGTATCGTGACTTGTGCCGCAATACGTTGGTTTTCGGCGGTGAGAAAGCCTATCACCAGCGTAAGGTTCATCGGGGCCATGTGTCGGCTGAAGCGATGATTGGCAAGGCTACAATGGGCCTTAGCATGTGGTCTGGTCAAAAGGAACAGATGATGCGTTGGCGCAATGCCAGCCTGACAAATCGTCAGTTTAGCGACATCCTCAAGGAATCGATTTGTCGGAAGAACACCGAAGCCGCCAAGACTGATGAACGCTTATCTGTCAATGAACGCCGCTTGAACTACATGTTGGAGCGGTTCAACGAAGAGAAGCGAGAACTGGGTTCTACCTTGTGGGCGGGTTACAATGCGCTTACTCACTGGGCAACACATCTGCCAGATACCCGTGCAACTGGCCGCAACGAGCGGAAGATGTACACCCGTAACGAACAAGTGCGGGCCATTGTTGGTGGTCCGTCTTGGCAGTACTTGGAAGGATTAGCGTCCTAAATGCACGACATAATTGCATCAGCGTTTAAACTTGTCTGGATCGTTCTACTGGTCCTGATAATTCTAGCTATCTTTGGCTAGGCAATGCCCGATGGGCAGAAAGAACACACACAATGAAGTATCCACCAGAATTACTTGAAGAACTGAAGACACTGGCTGACCGTTTTGAACTTGTCATTAGGGGTGACGAGCGGGATCGTATCATCAGCAAGATGCGGGGTGACTTGTTTGCTGCACAGACGAGCCAGCCGCAGCGCGAATCCCGTCCGCAGCCGTCAGACGTTGTGACCGTCCGTCTGTCGGACACACAAAAGAAGATGGTTCGCTTCTTGCGGGCTGGATATATTGCGGTTCCCACGTTGGCTGGTAATCTGGGCGTCACGAAAAACACCGTCTACAATCTTTTGTGGCAGCTTGAAAAGATGGGCTACGAAATCGACCGGCGCAACACCGGCAATCATCGGGGGGGATATGCTAAAATTTATCGGCTTGCAAAGTCTGCATGACTTGTGCTTATAATCAGGGGCGGGCGCGGTTGCCCGCCTCACACATCTAGGTAAAGAGGAACTATGACGATGAACACACAAATCAAAAACGAACTGACGACATCCGAAGCTAAAAAAGTATTTGCGATTACCGAACAGGAAATCCGCACAATTCGGACAATGATAACCGGCATTGAAAGCCAGATCGATGCCCTAGATAATTTCATGGATGCAATCGGCTTGCAGAAGTGGATGAGCAGCAGCCCGCGTTCTATTGCGTCCGCACAGTTTACAGTCTCGAAAGACGACTGAAGAGTTACCCTGCCGGTGAGGGGCTAATATCCCGGCATCTTCCTCCCAACCTTGCCCCCGTCCCTAGTGGCGGGGGTCTTTTTTTGTCCGGATGCCAGTAAATACCGCACGGGTTTGTATAGGCGGGAAAATCTGGCGGGCCTTGTGTTCGGGGATTGCTGCGCTTTTTGCCCGTGACACACGCCCCATGAGGTAAGGCACATGACAAAATGTCGGCGGATGGTAAAAAAAAAGAGCTAGACGCACATGCAAGAGTGAATCCGGCGGGGCTTTGTTTGGACTTGTCGAATTGTTGGCCACCTTGGCATCACCGATGGGGAACGGCCCATAGGGGTCGCTAAGGCCACCGGGGGAGTACCAGTACTTGTATGCAATCCCGACAGCAATTGTGTCGAGTATAGTAATCAATATGAGTAAAAAGGATACGTTGGGGAGTACCCGATGGATGTCGGCGGGTACCTATGGGGTTTACCCCGGCGGGCCTATGCCCATAGTACAGTCTGATTTTAATTTTGTCAAGAAAAAAAGTTGACACACATGTAAAAAGTCCCTATACTGTTGACGTGAGCCGCATTTTTATGTCGGACCACCCCACTACACGACAATTCAGTTGTACTAACCCAGTGGTAGCGGACATGAATGCGTCTCACCCTTCTTCACTTCTAGGAAAACAGCTATGTTCACAGCGATAATCTTCGCATGTTGGCTTCACAGCCCCAACGAATGCACACAATTCGTAGATAAACGGGGTCCGTACCTCAATGAGGGCGAGTGTGCGACCCGTATCGTCGAAATGATAGGCGAAATACGTGGTATCACACCCGGAAAAGTCATCGTTGGTGCCCAATGCACCATAATCGCACAAGAATCGACCTAAGTTATGAACCTTCTGCCCCAACAAACACCGAAAAAGCGTGAATTGACGCCTCAACAGACGCAATTCCTCGACATTCTCTTCGAAAACGGTGGCAACGTAACCCAAGCAGCCGTAGATGCGGGCTACTCGAAGGGCAGTGCAGTCTGGTTACGCAAAACACTCGCTGAAGAGATCGTAGATCGCACGAAAGACATCCTGTCTATGAACGCCTACAAGGCCGCTACACGCCTCGTAGACACAATTGACAACCCCGCCCCCGAACGCGGTGATGATCTGCGTCTCAAGGCTGCTGAGAGCCTCTTAAACAGGGTAGGAGTGAAGCAGCAGGAGACAATCAACCACAATGTAGCTGCAGTACACGGCGTTGTCCTGTTGCCACCCAAGAAAGAGGTCGTGATAGATGGCGGGTCGTCCTAAGAAAGACCCCAACGCACCCAAAGCCACGTACAACCTGTCTACAAAGGAACGTGCCCGACGTGCTGCCCAAAAGAAACTCAACGCAGCCAAGCGTCGTGCAGCCAAGACAACGAAGGCAGCAGAAGACAAACGTCGCTACGCCCGCAAACTCGAAACCAAAATAGGCAAAGTGGAGAAGGCTCTTGTTGGAAAGGATACGACAGTCATTGATCAGGGTGATCTGGATGACCTACCTACAGCCGTTGCAGATTTGGTGGATGATGCAGAGATCGTATTCCGTCCCAACAATGGACCCCAAGAAGAGTTTCTCAGTTCGAGTGA